TTGGCTGAAGGCTGCCCGACAGGCCCACCACCGCGTGCGCGCACGCTTGTACGTCATGGCTGATGAGTCGCCCGAGTTCGACGAGGAGAAAGAGCATTGGGAAGACGAGTCAGATTATGAACACATGGTGGTCCGTGATGGTGTGCGGATTGTCGATCTTGTGGAGGGAAGTGTTGACCTCGTCAACCCGCTTATCAAGGCAACTGAGGGTTGGACCGGACCAGTTAAGTGGAAGGTCGCTGGCATGGATTGGCAGACCCATGAGTTGCCGGAAGGGCTGTGGGACAGCCGGGTCTTGAGCGTACGTGATGAAGTTGATACGTGGGACATTGAGGAGACGAGGTTTGTCACGCTCGCGCCGCGGTTGCGCGGTGGCATGCCACCGAAGGCACAACCGAAACTGCGGCGCGCCGCGAAACCGGCGCGTGCTGGCGGTGCGGCTGCTGAGGAGGCTCCAGATGTCATGGCCATTAAGCCGAGAACCACCGCACGCACCACAGCCCCGAAGACAGGGCGCAAGCCGGGACGTTCATGCACCGTCAGACCTATTAGGCAGGTTCGACCGGCCATTGACCCGACCAGCCCTTCCACCGACCTTCTCGTTGAAAAGGCCCTTGCTGATGACGCCGAGGCCAATGCTGCAGCAGTCGCAGCCGCTGAGCTTGAAGACGAAGTTACTGCTGACCTTGGTGCGCTAATTGACCGCGGCAGGTGCGTTCACTCTTGCCGGACGACGAGCAGGTTTACGACCTCCACGGGGCATGACTTCTGTTCACGCGGAGTGAGGCAGCTCGCGACCTTGGTTTCTGATGAGTTCATGGCTCGCTCAAGCTTGACCACTGCCGCCATTGCGACTGAAGACCTCCGTGCAGCCTTCGAGCGTGACTTGACATCGATGCGTGATGTTCACAATCATTTGCGTGCCGCCCTCCTCCGCCACCCAAACAACGACGTCTCGACTTTCCGATCAATACTGTCCACGACGCTCACGCGTTTCCCAACACTCAGCAGGTTCATCAATATGCGCGAGTTGGAACATGTGGCTGACCAGGTTAACAGGGACGTCGAAGCCTGCGCAACACTCGAAGCGAAGTACAGACACCGGTCGGATGCTGCGAAACACAGGGTACCCGGTGCCTCTGTGCGTAGTGCTGATTATGCTACCATTGCGCGTTACAATCAAACCGCATGTGATCACAGTGAGCGCTACAGGGTGTCGTTGGCCAAGATGCGTGCGGCAACGAGCTGTTACCTGCGTGTGAACCGCTGGAATTTGGTTATAGCGACGGCAGCTGTCTCTTCCATCGCAGGTTGCGGGTTAGCAGCCTGGCGCGTGAACCGGACGCGTCTGGCCCAGGTTACCAGTCTTACCGCTGCCGTCGCGACCTGCATCGCTTTGTCGCTAACAGTAGCGCGCTATGCCGCAGTCTGGCGCGACCATGCCACGCAGAAGTACCTCACTGATGCCGACTCACTCCTGTTTGAACAAGAGACCACGTTCATCAGGCCTGTTGAACCCACGCGCAACGAGTCGGTGTGCCTCGGGCAACCACCGAAACCAGATGTGTTGGACCCGAACTGCCCAGTTGATCCGTCGCACCTGATCAGGAGGTGGCCAAACTTGATCAGGTGTGACAACCCTGGTCAGTTCGGTGGCGATTTGTTTGGCCCCGCTTTTTGTTGGGCTCAAGTCGCCCGCAGCTGCATGTGTAACTGCTGCAACGCACTCGTTAACCGCCACGCCGCACGGCGTCCACCTTGCCCAACGCCTTTGGTCAGCACGTGGGATGACCGAGACGACCGATTCGCGAGTGCCGTAGCGGGACTGTACGCTGCCCGCGCTACCGAAGTCGAGGAGACCTGGTATGACTGGTTCGTCGGGCCAGACGGGCCAACCACGCGCGTGACGAAGTGGACGAGAGCAGTGATTGCGAAGTTTGTACGAAGCTGGTCAACGGACCCGCCTGACCCCGGCCGTACTGACGGTTTCCCAAAACGTGAGATCGGTAAGGCCTGTTTCGAACACCACTCCACTGGGAGGCTGACCAGGGCTCGCCTCATTCACCCACCAACGTTCGCTTACGCCAAGGAGATACTCGGTCGGGAGTTTGCCGCATGGCAGAAAGCACTTTGTGATGTGGCTAACCTCATTACTCCGTACGAGTACTCGCCTGGTGTCTTCATCTCTATTGCATGTGGCGTGGGGAAGGGCGTTGTCGCTGATTGGGCTGAGAGCGACGCGCTCTGGTACCTCGAGTCTGACGGTAGCTCGTGGGATGCGTTCGTGAATGATGGGATGATCGACTACAAGCACGATCACATGCGCGCCATATCACCACGCATTGCTGCTTTCGCCGAGGGGTACCGCACAACCCCTGTGACTGTGCGCGGCCGCCAGTGCCAGGGCCTCGCGTACACGTTGGTGGCGACTGTGAGGTCCGGAATGAATGACACGACTAGTGGTAATTCGCTCATCAACGCTGTCGCGACAGCCAAAGCACTCGGTGCCGCCGGCTTAACAGGGCGTATCCTGGTCGCTGGTGACGACATGTTGACTGCCATTACGGGGCCAAATGTCGTTCACCATGACGACCGCTACGTCATTGGCAAGTGCGAGCAAGTCGCCAAGGCGTTGACTGATTTCGGCATCAAGCCCAAGTGGGGTGCTTTCCGGGACATCACCCAGACCACCTTCTGCAGTTCGGGGTTTTACCGTGTAGCAGGCAAGCTCTCGTTTTTACCGTTGCTCGGCAGGCAGTTAGCGAAGATGTGGTGGTCGACCAAGGACATCACACCATCCAAGCGCGCTGCATATTCGACCGCGGTTGCTAAGGGGATGCGGAGCGTTGTTGGTAGGATGCCCCTGTACCGCGAATGGTGCGACGCAGGGGACATGGGAGTGGAGCCGCTGAACGGCGGCCTTGCTGAGTTTGAACGCGATTTGTCCTACAAGCCGGGGGTCGGAGTCGTCGACACACACAACTTCAGTGATGACCAGGCATTCGATGCACTTGCTGATCGCTACGGCATTCCGTTCAGCGACCTGGTGACCTTCAGACGGTTTCTCAAGACGATTCCTCGTGGGGTTGCGTGTGCCGTGGCACACCCCGTGGGTAGGACCATTGTCTTGCACGACGCGACTGACCCCGCTGACCGCGAATACCGGATCAAACTGCCACCTTGAGCCTGCACCGTCCTCGCGCCAACCTGCCCGGTGAGCGCTTGTCAACCCGGAATGGCTGCCACCCCCTCACTGACTGCTGACACCGCACGCCAAGCGCGGCCGACAATCCCAGTGAATTGTACCCCCACCGACGTACCGTCGCCCCGCCTGAAGCCATGACGAACCCACCTGATCGCATGCTCGACTCCAACCCCATGAACCCCGGCTCTGCACCCGGGCGCGATGATCACTCAATGCTTGAGAAGATTGTCGCTGAAGTGCAGCGCCGCGGCTTGACTGCTGAGGGTGCTGACTGGGTCGTCAAAGGCCTGTACCCACCGTGGAACCGAACGTCATGCATGATGCCCGGTGAGGACTGCCGACCATCAGTCGTCTTTGACACCCGCAACACCACAACGCTAACACGTGGCGTCAGTTGCCCCGCCGACAGCAACTGGGATTGTTTGATCGTTGCATCATCAGCTGACGGTGCGCCGGTCTTTGTTGTTCGTGGGCCAGCTGGTTGCAACTTCGCTAGCGAAGCGCTGCCAACGAACGCTGAGTCCGAAGTGTACGTCATTGAGAACGCGTACTCACTGATCTCGCCTGGTCTTACGTTTCGCACTTCAGCAACCACGCTCACGGCCGGGTTGGCTGAATGGCCCGACCCCTTGCCTGCCGCTTCCCGCAACATTGCCAAGTCACTTACCGTCAACCTTGTTGCAAGCGCTCTCTACAACGGCGGCGCAATCACCGTTGGGCAACTGGCTGGCGGTCTTGTAGCTGGTGAAGCTGTCGGTTGGGACAGCAACCCCCTTGCCATTCCTGTTGCCGGCTCATACTTTTGGGCCACTTCCAACATCATCTTGCCTGGTGACGAAGCTACTCTCGCTGAGATGGCACCAGCTGTCTTCAATGGCCCCGCATCTGAGGGCTTTTTCGCTGTCAATCGTGTCTACCCCGATTTCGACGGGCGTTGTGAAGGCTCCAACTGCCGTGGTAAAATTGCCGCCGCAGCTGGAGCTGGCACCCTCGGGGCTGGACTAATATCTTTTGATGCTAGCCCAGCTTCTGGTAGTGCTCAGGGTTGGCCGTATATGCCGTACCGTGCGCAGGCTGCCACTTCGACTGTGTCGAATGGCGTGACACTGCCATGGTGGGCGCGTCTTTCTACGCCCCAGAAGCTACGCGGCTACCCGACATCGCTCATCGGTGACAGCGATTGTACGACCACTGTTGCTTTCATTCGAGGGTTATCACCTCAAGCCTCAATCCAGCTGAACTACTACGGTAGTCTCCAGATGGCCTTGCACCCTTCTTCCGCGTTCGCGCCAATGGCGCGTCGCCCACCGTTGGCTGACCCGCAGGCTCTACGAGTCTATGCGGAGATTTCAGCCCGGTTCAACGACGCGTACCCGGCGCGCTTCAACAGCCTTGCACTTGTCGCCCCCGCGATTTTGTCTGCAGTCAAGGCTGCGTTGCCTCAGTTGACTAAGATACCCGCTGTCGGCCGTATTGCTGCTCGCGTCGCTCCAGTCGCCGCGGCAGTTAGCGAGCTTTTTCGTGACGAACAGGCCCAACCGCCCCGCCCACGGAAGAAGCCACAGCCCGCTGCAAAACGTCAACCCACCAACAAGAAGCGCCCCACCAAGCATCGCAAGTGAGGTCACCATCACAGCTTTGTTACCCAGGTCTGACTCTCTCGGTTCCGCCTCCTCGATGTGGTCTTTTCCTGACTACGCTCAAGGCAGTACCGAACCTGCTCACCCACTGGCCCCCGCTCCTAGCGGTGGGCCTACGACCGAACCAGTGTTGAAGTCGTTAAACTAGTAGCACCGCGGCGTACCCAACGCCGCCGCTTAGGTGTCTGGCAGCACCTATGGCGTAACCTTTGCCCCTCACCCTTCGCGTTAACGACCACACCCCTAAAACTGTGGTTGCGTAAGGTTTGGAAAACTCTGGCTTGTATTGAGCCAGGGGGGGGCCAACGACCGAACCAGTGTTGAAGTCGTTAAACTAGTAGCACCGCGGCGTACCCAACGCCGCCGCTTAGGTGTCTGGCAGC